GTATCTTTGGCCCAATCCTTGGACAGAAGGCTCCTGAACAGTGCAAAGTGCCCCTGCTTTTGGTTTTCCATCCTTGCGCTCCTGAGCTTGCGAGCTGCGTTGAAGTCTAAGAGTTCAGCAGTTGCCATAACTGCCCCCTTTACTGTTTACATATCCAGTTAGTCCTGGCATAATTTTCTCCAGTTATTTGTGTTCGCAAATTGCTACTAGGCCGGGAATGAGTTGCTGCTCATCCCGGCTTTTTCATTGGTGAGAATGCTCGCCACCTGTCTGGCTAAATGAGCCATCTCGTCATCAACGACACCCCATTCAAGCACTGCCAGTAGCATCGAGAACTTAGGCAGCCAGTCGCGTTTCCAGCGGCTAATCTGCGCTTTATCGACACCCATGGCGGCAGCTGTCTTTTCAGTGCCAATCATTGCGATCTTGTTCAGTAAGGCGCTTTCAATCTTCAGCGCCTCGTTGCGTTTGTTTGCGCGTTCCATTCGTTATATTTCCTTGTGATGTAAGAACTTGCTGTACCTTGCAGTAACAAGGTCAGTTGGTTTTGCTCCTGCGGTTAGACGGGAGCCGGTTCAGAGTTTTAAAGAGCGGTGTTGCTTAAGCTGCTTGTCCCGGATGAGGGAACAGGTCAGTTAAATCAGGGCGAACTTGGTAAGCTGGGATCTTTCCGCTGGTAGCTTTCTCAATGCGCTTTGCATTCTCAGCTGACACCTTCTTCTTCCCGTGCAACCAAGCCCATACAGAAGGCTGCTTAACAAGGCAGGCATCAGCTAACTTTTGCTGACTGCCTACGATGTCAATAGCCTGCTTAATAGCTTTGTTGACCATAAAATAGCTCCTGCTAGTGTGGCTATGGTGATAATAGCTAAAGCTATCCGAATAGTAAATAGCTTTGGGTATTTGCCAGCAAATATCTATGGCTATATCTTTCAGGGATGACAAAGGATACTAAATTCATGACTTTCGCTGACCGACTGAATGCAGCCATGAGAGAGTGTGGGCACACGCAGGCATCTTTAGCTGAAGCCATTGGCATGGCCCAGCCAAGCGTATGGAAGCTGACTTCTGGCGTTACAAAAAACACCAGAAAGCTTTATGAGATAGCCAAAGTTCTGGGCGTTCGCCCGGAGTGGCTGGCTGATGGAGAGTTGCCAATGCATTCCGAAGTGAGTGGATCGGCACAAATTAAAATCCCCCAACAGGAAAGACTGGCGGACTCCGACTACTATCGTGTAGATGTATTGGATGTCCAGGCTAGCGCGGGGGATGGTTATCTTGTGTCTACTGAATTCGTTGAAACCATAAGAGCTATTGAATACACAAGCGAACAGGCTAAAGCTCTCTTTGGTCCGCGCCCTGCGGAAAGCATTAAGGTGATCACCGTTCGTGGCGACAGCATGGAAGGCACAATCGAGCCGGGAGATCAGATCTTCGTAGACCTAGCCATCACCCACTTCGATGGCGATGGTGTCTATGTTTTCGTGTTCGGTAAGACCATGCACGTAAAGCGCCTTCAGATGCAGAAGAACCGCCTGGCTGTCCTGTCCGACAATCAGCGATACAAAGAATGGTTCATTGAAGAAGGTGAAGAGGATCAGTTTCACGTGATGGCTAAGGTTCTCATCCGCCAGTCAATCGACTACAAACGCCTCGGCTAAACCCTCTGCGAAAAATACTAAATTATCCCGCTTCGGCGGGATTTTTTATGCCTGAAAGAAAATAAATTCCCTTCTAAATCAAACACAAAATCACCTAAGCTATTTTATTATATCTTTGGCTATTTACAGTGATAATAGCTTTGGATATATTTAACCCCATCAGCAAGACGCACAGCACCAAACGGCAGGACGCCGACGCTCTTTAACATTGATGGGAATGTTCCTCTCTAGCAGGAGGAAACCAAAGTGCAGTTGGCTTTGGACAGGCGTGTCGTGGAGCTTAAGCCCGGCAACACTCGGGTTGGACTGAGAAGCGACTTGAAATCCGCAAATTGAAATAGGTTGCGGCGCCTGTACCTAAGCCAATTTTAAAGCCTAGCCGCTGGCGAACATGCGCGGCATACAAATCAGGAGGCGTTATGTAGCAGGTAACAGTGAAGACTGAAAACTTTCTAGATCGAGGAATGTGCCCCGCTACCACAGTGGCTGGCGGGGCGAGTTGATTTAGCAATGTAGAACATCGCTAAGCCAATTACCGGAGGTGCACCATGACAGTTGTCATTACTTATCTGGCGACCGATAACGCGAAGAATCGTTACCGTGCGCGTCGTGCTGCGAAGCGCGAACAAATGCAGGCTGACAACAAGCTAGCCAGGAATATCGCAGTAGCGAGCGCTGGATGCAGCTTAAACGTATCCCGCGCCACATCCTCACCAAGTCTGCGTGAGAAGCATGAGAGCACAGCGATGTGCTTACCGGATGTTGCGTTATATCAGGCGGGGCATCGCAAGGCTCGTAAAGAAGCAGTTCACATTACTAAGTGAGGAATTATGAAATATCTGTTTGGTGCAGGACTTCTAATCTGGATGTTTGCAGCGTGGCTGACTCACGTCATTGTCTGCTTTAAAGCGGCTGCATGGGGATTCCTAATAGCAGGTGCCATCTTCTTCCCGGTTGCGTGGGTTCACGGCACTGGCGTTTGGTTCGGGTGGTGGTGACATGAAAAAACTTCTGCCTGTAGTCGGAATGCTGCTGCTCACAGCTTGTGACAGCGCCAGCAACGTTGCCAGCCGCAACCTGTCCACAGCTTCAGACAACTTTGAGGTTAATCGCCGCTTCGTCTTCTACAACGGAATTACCGGCGACTACATCCTCACCATTGAGGGGCTTTGCTCCAAAGACAATTCCAGCACCGATAAAACACTGGGTGTTGTCTGCAAGGTGGGGCCGAACAGTTACAAGAAACACATGCTCGGACTATCCGACAACGTGACGTGGTTTATGGAGCAAGTGCAGCCCGTCAATGCCAGTGAATACCATTACCGGGTCGTGTTTAAGCCATCGGTAATCATCCCCGACATCGAAATCAAATAACCCCACTGGAGCCACCCATGAGCAACACAGAGAACGCCATAGTCTGGCTGGTCATTGCTTTGCTTATGGTGGCTGGTTGGTTGAGTAAGGTGCCGGTCAATTAAGCAGAACTTTTTGCATCGCCACAGCGGCGGTGCTTTGCCAAAGGTGAGCCTGCCACTTACTTCCTGCAGGTTGCGCTGAGTCGGGAGGAATTATGTGAACGGTAACGCTGGCGAGCGAATACGCAACAGGTAAAAGCGCAATGCCTGCCACCCGGTCGGCATTTCAGTTTTACCCGCCAGTAACCATCCATTCGCCCTCCGCGTGAGGGCTTTTTTATGCCCGCAGGAGAGGAAAATGAGTGAAGCAACGGATTTAGCTGTACTGGAAATTAAGCCGGAACAGGCGCCGGCGCTGTATGTGCCAAACGGCCTCAGCGCCTATCTCGATGAGATTCGTAACTCGGTGAATGAAGTGCCAGACCTCAGCACTGCCAAAGGCCGTGCACGAGTTGCATCTCTGGCCGCGCAGGTATCGCGCAGTAAGACAGCCATTGAAAAGCCCGGTCGCGATTACCTGAAGCGCCTGAAAGAGCTGCCGAAGGAAGTCGAGGCAGAGCTTCGCCGCTTTGTGTGCGAGTGCGATGCCATCCGCGATGAAACCCGCCGCCCGCTCACCGAGTGGGAACAGGCTGAAGATGAACGCAAGCAGGCATTGCAGCAGCGTCTGGCAGGTCTCCGCGCACTGGCCGATGTGATTGACGACGCCGGAAATTACCTGCCATCCAGGGACATTCAGGCGCGCCTCACCGAAGCCAAAGCGGTGACGCTGGATGACAGCTGGCAGGAAATCGCCACCGAAGCAGGCGTGGCGAAGGATGCCGCGGTGCAGAAGCTGGAAGCCGCAGCCATCGTTGCCAAGCAGCGTGAAGATCAGGCCGCTGAACTAGAACGCCTCCGCAAAGAAGCGGAAGAGAAAGCACGACGCGATCACGAAGAGAAGCTGAAGCGTGAGGCAGCAGAAGCAACTCGCCGCGAAATTGAAGAAGAAGCAAGGAAGCAGCAGCAAGCCCAAGAAGATGCGCTCAGCGAAATCAATGGGATTCAGCATCAGGTAATCATCGCGCAGTCAGGACGCTCAGGCGTTCGCAAGGGCGGCACTATCGAGTGTATCCGCGAGACGCTGGCGGAAACTGAATCATGGCCTATCGATGATCGCTTTGGCGCGCTTCAAGGCACCGCTGAGAAAGCAAAGCAACAGGCAGTAGAACAGATAAAGCAAATGCTGGTTTCGGCTGAGCTCATCCAGAAGCAGCAGGATGATTTGGCTGCTGCAGAGCGTTCAAAGCAGGAAGCTGTTGATCTTGAGCAGCGCAAAGCCAGAGAGGAAGCCGACCGTATTAAACGAGAGGCTGACGCTAAAGAAGCTACCCGCCTGGCTGAACAAAAGCGTATCGATGATGAAGCTAAGCGTGTTGCCGACGAAGCCGCAGCGCGTGCAGCTAATGAAGCGCACAGAAAGACGATCGGAACAGCTGTCGTTAACGCGCTGATCGCCAACGCCGGATTAACCCGCGCACAGGCCATCGAAGTTCTGACTCAAATCAAAGACGGCAACATCCCGCATACCAGCATCACCTATTAATTCTAATCCTAACCAACACCAAGGAATGACCCACGATGAACTACGCATTCGCGGGCTGCCCCATCGTGGGCGCAGTCCAGCTAAATGAGTCACAACTTGACCGAGTTATTGGTCGCATCCGCACCAGCGTTAAGAAAGGCTGGCGCTCTCTTCTCGACACTCTTAATCAGCCGGGTAACCCACTATGAAGAATCGCTACTTCACGAAGGCTCAGGAGCTTTCACGAGAGGCTCATCTCTTCGGCGACAAAGCGAAGTGGGCTATGGCAATGCAACTTTTACGGAGGGCCCTTTAAATGAGCCGATTCACACTGAATGCGCGCGACAAAGTTCGGGTGCTGAATATTGCCGCGGCACTTCCTGATCGCGATAAGCAGGAAGTCGCCAAAGAAGTTGATGATTACCTCGACTCTCATCACGTCAACCCGCTGATGATGGCTGCACAGAATTTCCTTCAGCAGTATTACGGCGGTGCAGCTGCTCAGATGCTGGATTCTGATGATGACGCTCACATCGAGCTTGAAAAGGTGCTGCGCGACATGATGGTTACCGCTGGTGAGCGCATGCGGGGCGTGAACGTTATTTATAACGAGGTGGCGTGATGGAGCCTGGAATTTACTTCGACATCAGCAACGAGGCGTATCACCACGGTGCCGGTATCAGTAAGTCACAGCTGGACGACATCGCTATTAACCCGGCTGTTTTCCAGTGGCGCAAAGAAGCTCCAGAAGACGAAGAGAAGAAATCGGCACTCGATATGGGCACAGCTCTGCACTGCCTGCTGCTGGAGCCAGAAGAGTTCGACAAGCGCTTCATCGTGGCGCCAGAGTTTAACCGCCGCACCAATGAAGGCAAGGCGAACGAAAAGGCTTTTCTCAAGGATTGTTCAGGCCTTGGCATGACAGTCATGGATGCCGAAGAAGGCCGGAAGCTAAAACTGATGCGCTCCAGCGCCCTCGCCCATCCCGCCGCACGCTGGCTTCTTGAAGCGGAAGGCCACCAGGAAGCATCGATTTACTGGAGCGATGAGCAGACTGGCGAGCTATGTCGGATCCGCCCGGACAAATTCCTGACCGGGCAGCCGGTGATAGTGGACGTGAAGAAAGTGGCGGACATGAGCCGCTTTGCGCGCCATGTCGAAGAGTTCCGCTATCACGTTCAGGACGCCTACTACCGCGAAGGATACAGCAAGCACTTTGGAGAATACCCGCTTTTCGTTTTTATCGCCGTCAGCGAGTCGATTGATTGTGGCCGTTACCCGGTGCGGGTGTTCCAGTTGGGCGAGGATGACGTTTCAGTAGGTTATGACCTGTTCCGCCGTGACCTGACCGCCTATCACGAATGCATGCAGTCCGGTAACTGGGGCGGCATCGAAGAAATCACGCGCCCTGAGTGGGCTAAGAGAAAGGATTACGCATGAGCAACGAACTGACGCAGTCACCAGTCAATGAGGCTGATACTAAGGCAGCCATCTTTAGCCCGAGCGGCCTGCAGAAGTTACAGGCGTTTGCCAATGTTATGGCCGAAGGCCGCGCAACGGTGCCGGGGCATCTGGCTGGCAAACCCGCTGACTGTCTGGCGATCGCGCTGCAGGCGGCACAGTGGGGAATGAATCCCTACGCAGTGGCGCAGAAAACGCACCTGGTAAACGGCACGCTGGGCTATGAGGCTCAGCTGGTTAACGCGGTGATCACCAGCTCAACAGCCGTTCAGGGCCGTTTCAAATACGAATACGGCGGCGACTGGGAGAAGTTTAAGCCAGGTGCAGCGAACGCATCTAATGAACGCGGCCTTTTTGTGCGCGTCGGTGCAGTGCTGCGTGGTGAAACGGAAATCACCTGGGGCGAGCCGCTGTTCATGGAGTACGTCACCACGCGTAACTCCCCACTCTGGAAAACGGCACCAAAGCAGCAGCTGGCTTATCTGGCCGTCAAATACTGGGCGCGACTGTACTGCCCTGATGTGATTCTCGGTGTGTATACGCCAGACGAGTTTGAGCCTCAGCAGCGGGCAGAGCGCGATGTCACCCCGGCGCGCAGCCGTTCCGATCTGAACAACCTGATCAACAACAAGCCCGAAACACAGCAGCCTGAGCGCGAAATTAACCCGGCGACGAGCACCAATGATGCACCGCGCACGCCGGATCAACTGCTGGCTGATTTCACCGAAGCTTCAGCCAATGCTGATTCTGTTTCGAGTCTTGATCGCTTCTACAAGTACGCGGCGAAGGTGCTGGCTGACAGCGCCGGGCACCTTGAAAAAGCCACTGACGTTTATCTGATCCGCAAAGCGGAACTGGATGAAGCGGGAGCGTAGCCATGCTTAGCAGAGTTAGACCGAGGAAAAACGGTAAGCATGGGGGTTTTGTCGGGCACTTTAAGCCATTAAAAATTGGCGATGCAGAAAGATGGTCGCCAGTGCTAGGGTTTGAAGGTTTTTATTTAGTTTCAAGTTTTGGAAGAATTAAAAGTTTGAATCGAATTGTCACGCAAGGAGAGCGGTGCAGGTACATGAAGTCGGGTCGAATGCTTAAGCAAAAGAAAAATGAGCTTGGCTATTACTGTGTGAACCTTATTGGTGATGGGTATAGAAAGACACTTAAGGTTCACCGACTTGTCGCAATTGCATTCTCCCCCGGCGAAAGCCCTGACCTTGTAGTTGACCATATAGATGGAAACACACGTAACAACCATTTCACCAACCTTCGATGGGTAACTACATCGCTCAATCTAATGAACAGGCACAATACAGTAGCAAAGTCTGGCGTTGCTGGCGTTAGGCATAGGAAAGGCCTGAAGAATCCTTGGGAGGCCAGAGGTAGTGTTAATGGAATTTACACATCAATCGGCCATTACAAGACTATGGAGCTAGCCATAGAAGCAAGGGAACGCTATGTAAATTCATTGTTTAAAAGGTTCGCTGATGAAATTGAATAATTTCTATAGACGAAATCGCCAGCCTAACTCTGGATTTAAAGAAAAAGTGGTTTGGCAACTTTCGAAAAAATCATGTACAGGGCGCTAATTAAGCGCCCTTTTTCATATGTCACTGGGCCAATTCAACAGCATCATGCGCGGCTGCCTGCGCGGTGAGACGGCGGTGATTACTGCAACTGACCCGGTGCCAGTTGATGGATGCACTGACTTCACCTACACGCTGGTCAGCACGAGGCGCATCACCCACAAGAACCCGAAGGCGATCGTCGTTTCATGGCGCGCTTTCGGCATGGCTACCAATGACAGCCAGCGCATAAACACAGAGGCGGCACAGCGCCGCGCCAAATTAATCAAGGCTGGCCTGTGGCCGGTTAGCGAATAAGGGGAACGTATGAAAGAGCGTGGAATGATATTCAACGCCGAAATGGTTCGTGCAGTTATGGAAGGCAGGAAGGTACAGACGCGCAGGATCATGAAGGTACAGCCTGAATCAAATCAGTATGGCTTGTTGCGCATCACTGATTCTACAAAGCGCGCTGATATCGGCAAATACCACTGGGCAGAATCAAACGCGACTGGCACCCATACTCGTTCGGCGCTTTTCTCTTGCCCGTTCGGTGCAGTAGGTGATCGCCTGTGGGTGCGTGAGACGTGGTCTGATGTGAACTTTGAAGGCGTTCCTGCTGTTGCGTATCGCGCTGATGGTGGCGTTCGTCCGGTTGCAGAAGATGATGGCGACGAGAGCGATCCAAAACTTGAGAAATATTGGTTTGCTAATTGGTACTCCGATTTAATCGGTGGTGTTGAGGGTAACTGGCGTCCATCCATCCACATGCCGCGCTGGGCTTCCCGCATAACGCTGGAGATTACCGGCATTCGTGTGGAGCGGTTGAAATTCATCAGCGATAAAGATGCACAAGCCGAAGGTGTGCAGCAGCTGCGCGGCGGATTCTGGCGGCACTACAACCCTGGGTGGACGCAGCACCAACTGAGTGCGCGCGGTTCATTCCTAACCCTATGGGAATCCATCTATGGAGAGGAAAGCTGGCAGGTTAACCCGTGGGTGTGGGTCATTGAGTTTCGGCGCGTGAAGGGTGGCAGCGATGATTAGTGATGAGCAGCGCAAGCCTGATGGCGGATTGGCCGCGTGGATTGAAACCATGGAAGCAATGGGGAGTGGCGGCGAAGATGCGGAACTACTCTGCCTGCTGCTGGAATTGCGACGTCGCCGAGAGAATGAGGCGCTTCGCCACCAACCTGTAATCCAGAATTACAAGTTTCCTGATGGGTGGCGTCTGGTGCCGGACGAGCCTACAGAGGAAATGATGAGGGCCATGCATCAAGCTCAGGACATGTGGCCTTCTGCCCACTGCGACAACATGCGGGAGACTCAGATGTCATTTGCCAGACCGCGATACATTGCTGCGCTTGCCACGGCACCAAAGCCACCCACCGACAGCACCACTTGAGTGCTCACCTACGGATAGCCGCGAAAGCGGTTTTTTTACGCCCAAATTTCGGAGATAAGCCATGACAGCTAAGCGCGCTCTTAACATTAAAATCGGTGATAAATACACGATTGAAGGCGGCCTGAACGATTTCATCCTCTACGTCACCAACATTGTGCAGCACGGTAAAACAGCCGGGCAGGAAACGAAACAGCGCATCGGCTATTACTCGAAAATTGAGCATCTGATCCGCGCGCTGATGAACCATGAAATCCGTACCGGCGAGGCGCAAACGCTGCAGGAAATTCAGCAGCAACTGACCGCCATTTCAATGTGGTGTGAAAAGGCATTTGAAAATGTCACTGAAGCAGGTAATTAGAGGCGACAAAGAGCCAGCCCACCTCGTCGCCGCTAACAAAGCACTGGATACACACCAAGCCAAGTATGGTGAGGGCAATAAGCACCACCCAATCAGATATTCCATCGCCTACCGCGGCAAACATTATCAGGTCGAAGTCATCACCCGGCGCACCACCATGGCAGCGACGGTGATCACCGGAGCCAGAAGCCTTGCCCGACTATCGGAGTTCGTATGACGCCAGAAGCAGAAAATGCTCTTCGCTCGGTAGCGCGCAAATGCCGCACCGACATCCTGACAGCGATAAAAGGTAGGCCCCGGTCTGAGCGCGACAGCATCATCACCAGCATTCTCGATAAGCATGCCAGATCCATAAATTGCCTTCCGCCGAATACATTCAGGCCCAAAGCCTGGCTTGTTTATTATGTGCGGCAGATAGACAAGGAGGCCCATCAGTGAACCGATACCGTCTTATCTACTGCGATCCACCATGGTCGTACAGCAACACCATCAGTAACGGCGCAGCATCAGATCATTACCAGACGATGGCGATCGCGGACATAAAGCGGTTGCCGGTATGGGATATTGCGGCCGACGATGCAGTGCTTGCGATGTGGTACACCGGCACCCATAACGCCGAAGCCGTTCAACTCGCAGAGGCGTGGGGATTCAAAGTCAGGACTATGAAAGGCTTCACGTGGGTGAAGCTGAATCAGCTTGCAGAGCAGCATATCAACAAGGCGCTGGCGGCTGGTGAGGTCGAGGACTTTTACGATCTGCTAGGCCTGCTGAACGCACAAACCAGAATGAATGGCGGCAACTATACCCGCGCCAACTCTGAAGACTTGCTGATCGCTGTGCGTGGTGCCGGAATTGAGAGGGTCAACGCGTCAGTTAAGCAGGTGATTTACAGCCCGCTTGGCGATCACAGCGCGAAGCCGTGGGAGGCGCGCCACCGGCTGGAACTGCTTTACGGAGATGTGCCGCGCATTGAATTGTTTAGCCGCGGCGATGCTGCTGGATGGCATCATTGGGGAAATGAAAATCCTCGAAATGACATCGAGCTGTTGCCTGGCGTAGCGATCCTGCCGGGAGCGCGATCGGACGCAGCAGCATGACCACCACCTGCGACGAACCCATAACGCTCGGCGACCTGCTTCAGTGGGTTGCCCTGATTGCCTTAATCATCATCGCCTGGCTATGGCCTGAACCTAAGTGATGTTGCCATATAGCCACATCCCACCCGATTAACCCTATTTGTTGTCATATACCAACATCCGGAGAGACCTATGGAACTGCGCGAGGATACACTCGTTGATCTGAAGTTCATCATGGCCGATACTGGCTTCGGCAAAACCTACATTTATGACCGCATCAAAGATGGCACTCTCTGCCAGCCCATCAAAATCGGTACCCGCTCCCGCTGGAAATATCGTGACCACCTTGAGTTCAAAAACAAGCTGATTTCAGGCTGCGGTGGGTAATTTGCTGGGTAAAAAAATAATCCAATCTCAAAAACTCTTTATGGTGCAATCTCTTGCAGGTCGTGTTGGACGTCTGCAGGGGACACCATATAGCCGTTCGCTGCCCTCCTCATCCCCCTTTAAATCCCCTTTGTATCAGGCAATCGCCGAATCATTCGCACGCAAGGATTTTCGATGAGTGGCGATGGGTTTAGCTAAACCAAGACGGCTACGGCTCTTCATGAGAAATAGAAGTGCGCTATCAACTTGTAGACTGTAGTGCCAATAGCGATTAAGGCTGGAACACCGAGTAAAACAGCCAGCTTCGCTTCTGAGATCCGCTTTTCAACTGCATCTGTTGAAGGCTTTTTTGCGAGTGACTGTTTAATGCCATCCAGTTTCTCA